GAGGGAGGCTCTCGAGCCTCCCTCACAGTCCTATCTATATCATGCGTATTATGCATATAGAGAAGACTTTCCTCTACCTGGAGTAAGTGATCATGACTAGAGTTCGTGGTAGATACATTGACGGACCGAAAGGTACGTTTATTGACTACCATGTCGGCATACGTGAGTATGTCGGCTTTGGCGTTAGTGAGCGTTGCTCGGATTTAATACCCGGTGACAACAATCACTTTTCTGTCGAACGGAAACAATGTTCCGGCGGCCTCCTGGATACTTTTACTGAACCGATGCAAGTCGGTGACTGTAGAAATAAACAGGTTGCCATAATGACAGGTGCCTGGACTGTAATCGATGATTATTTTCCTGAGGAGAAGCCTGCTACGTTTTACGCTAGTCAGGCTGTTGCCAGAACGAATCCCAGTGCTCCATACGTGGATGTACCGGTCAACATTCTGGAACTGGGGGATATTACTCAGTTACTGAAAAAGCAGGGTGATGACCTTGCGTCACAGATAGCTGGTAATAACCTCAGGTACCAATTTGGTATTAAACCGTTGGTATCTGATCTTGTCAAACTAACTCAATTCCATTCACAAGTCGCTAGACGAGTGAAGCAAATAGAGCGTTTGAAGTCCCAGAAGGGTCTCAGGAAGACAGTAACTCTAGACTCCCTATCGAAGACTTCGTCTTCGGTGAGGAGACTGAACGAAGGCATTGGCCCGATCTTTGCTGGTCAGGTCGATGTCTCAAGTACGTGTGTCATCCGTGCTCACACTCGATGGTTACCCACCGTCGATATGAGTAAGATGCCACCTCTAGAGTTAACGCGATTAGCTCAGAGGGCCGTTTTAGGCCTTACGGTCGACTTCTCAACATTGTGGGAAGCCGTGCCGTTTTCTTGGCTAATAGACTGGGGGTATAACGTTGGCGATTTCTTAAAAGCCAAACGAAATATTATTCCCGCAGCCTTGTCGGATCTTTCGTTGATGCGACACGCGAAGACACAGTACACGATCCCCGAAGTTTACGGTAATAACTACCACAGCGGTGCTGGGTTGATATTACACGAAACCAAGAATCGTGGAAAAGTGCCTCTTGTTATTCCAGGTGCTCATTTTCCGTTCTTATCGGAAAACCAAATGGGCATACTAGCCTCGTTAGCAGTAACGAGACGTTAGTATTGTCTCGTAACAGCCAGCAATGGTGCTGGCGAAGCTAGTCTAGGAGTAGAATACATGTTCGCAGATCCCGCAACGATCAACATCAGCGGTGTGCCGTTTCCTCTGGTTCGCATTAACCAGGACAAGTACTCTTCGGAGTACCTCCTGCGTCAGTCGACTCAAGAGTTTCGGCTCAGCATCCGGAATTCGTCTTACTTGGATAAGAAGCGCGGAGTGACGATTGATCGTCACAACGTGGAGCTTATCCAGACGGTTTTTCCGGTTGCCCCGTCTACGCTCTCTATTGTGCGTAAGACGTATGCAGTGATCGAGAACCAGAAGGGTGATACCCTCGAGGCACCTCGGAACATTGCGGCCGCGCTTTTCGACTTTTGCAGCGATGCAAACATCGATAAGCTGATGAACTACGAGTCGTAAGCATAGCTTACGATAAGAACTCGTAGCGATCGGAGCGAAGTCTGTGGCTTGGATCTATACCTCTTAATAGGAGATAAGATGAAAAGCCAAGTTAATGCTCTACTCCATGTCGTGCGAGGCATCCTTGCGGATGTCCTTGCAACGTACCCGGAGCTTAAGGATAGTCTGTCCCGTGATATGGATAGGCTCACCCTTAATTGTCAAAGTAGGGGTTTAGCGTTATTCACGCTAGACCTCCCCAATCTTGAGTCTCTCTTACTGAGAGGTCTCTCGACTGGGCGCCTGCCTTTAGAGGGTCCGTTTTCACAAGCGGTCTCTTCTAAGGCCAGGGTGCCGAGATTATTCTCGGGACTCTGGTTGCGCATCTTTGATAAAAGCTCCTGTCTAAAGCATGAGGTAGATGTTAATGCCATTTTCTTCCTCCGACAGCTTTGTGTTATCGGAAAGAAGATTTTGGTGGACTGCTCCAACGATCGCATACAAGCGAAGGTGGGGGAGTACCATGACATCGAACGTAGTCTCCGGCAACCAAGTTTCACCTGGGAAGCCGATGACTTACACTACAGACGACGGAGTGAAGATGATCCACGTTACCGGGGATCACTACATTGCCGAGATCGCCATCATTTCGGTGGCGGTCGTATTCGTCCTGATCTTTTTCTTTGTCCTGTTTCCGAAATCTTATCGGAGCAGGTAGAGAAAGAGAAAACAGGTGCGGTACCGTCTGCAGCTGGGAATGTCCCTGATGACCATCTGCGTGTGCATCTTGTGCAAGCAGTGGACCATCTCTACGCTGGTATTGGCCAGTCTAGTGATCTGTATTCATCCGAATATGGAGAACTAGATGGACAACACCGCCTAGAGGACATTCACATCCTCAATAAGGTCCAAGAAGTTGCGGATCTTATTTTCAGTGCCTTTGACCCACTCGATCCCATTGCTTTCAGCAGTGAGTTAGAGATGGAGTCTAAGGGTACTGGCTTTAGACATGGCCCTGGTGCAGTAGCGGAACGGCTCAAGAACCATGAGAAATCACGGTTCAAGAACTGGCCGCACAAGCTCCAAGGCGTGTTCCCGTTTGAGTACTGCGGTAAAACCGCAGGATCCTCATTCGAGAGGCCTGTCAACCACGAGGTTGCAGCCCGCCTGATTTGCGTGCCTAAGACTGCTAAGGGTCCTAGACTCATAGCAGCTGAACCTGCTGCACACCAATGGTGTCAGCAGTTAGTGCTACGTTTTCTCTTCGATCAGTGCAAGAAGAACTTCGGTTCTTCATTCATTGACTTCAGAGATCAAAACAAGTCAGGTGACATGGTCTTGGCAGCATCCTTGAAACGCGACCTAGCTACGGTTGATCTTTCCGATGCTAGTGATCGCCTTACGTGTTGGACCGTGGAGCGTATATGCAGGACGAATCCGTCCTTATTACGCGCTCTGCACGCCGCACGTACGAGGTACATCAAAGACGAAATCTCTGATGTCCCGAACTTCCTGTCACTACGGAAGTTTGCCTCGCAAGGCACTGCAACGACGTTTCCAGTCATGAGTCTTGTCATGCTCTGTATTGCTTTGGGTTCAACCCTCGGCAAGAAAGAACGTGTGACTTGGCCCAAGATCAGGGAACTTCGCACCAAGGTTCGTGTGTTCGGTGATGATATCATCATACCGACATACGGGTACGGGCGGCTAGTGCGTGCCATGGAACTCCTTCAGTTGAAAGTCAACGTAGCCAAAAGCTACGCGGACGGACACTTTAGGGAATCCTGTGGTACCGACGGATACATGGGTTACGATGTGACCCCTGTTAAACCCGAAACACTAGTAGCCGACAGCCCGGCATCGTGTCAGGCTGTAGTAGATACAATCAATAATCTCTTTAATAAAGGACTATGGAATGCATCACTCTCAGCCGAATACCTACTTCCTCCACAGATACGAAAGTATCTCAGGGTTGTGGGAAACAACGATGCTGGATTCTCGGGTCTTACCTCTTTCAGTGGAAGCAATGAACACCATCTTATCAAAAGATGGAATCATCGCCTACATAGATACGAGGTCCGAGTCTGGTCTACTAGAGACCATACTCAGAGACACGAGAGAGGCGGGTTCGACGGGCTTCTGGACTTCTTTGCCAGAAGCTACTCTCCACTCAACCCTAGGGTTGTCGGTGAGTATGTCGCCAGCCGGAAGTCGAAAACTCGACTTCTATGGGAGCCCCAGAACTCTGATGCTCATGGTGTTGATAAACTCCATTACCCAGACCGGAATGCGAGCACGGATTCCATTTTTGGTGGAAGCCGCAATCGAATCAGGTTACGGGATGACTATTCCTAGTCACTCGTTACCTGACGGAATGGGCGCTGGGATTTACATCACCAGTAATGAGTGTCAGGATGCTGTAGCAGACTATGCGCACCATCTTGTGGTGTCGTTAAATGTCTACGACGACGACGCAACGGCTCTCGCGAGCCTGTCGGGGTCGTTAACCGCTTAAGCGGCGGTTAGCTAGAACATCTTTATGTTCTGGGTGGTGTACGATTCTGGAATTA